TAGCTCCCCAAGCATGTTTGGTGCAAGCTTTCCTGCTCTGCCGTCTGCTGGGATGACCGGAGGAGGCGGTGCATATCGACAAGCGCAATTACAGTCACGAATGGCTGCTGCCTATACAAGGTCTGCTGCGCGAGAAGCTAGCGTGCTTGGCGAAAGTCAAATGTATGCGCGTGTTTCCGGGCAAGTGCCTTTAGGTAATCCTGCCCCGCGTCTTCCTGCTGGAAACCAAGGCGGCGCACTTGCGCTGAGAAATGCACCGGGTGGGGGGCAAGGGGGCGCTGCAGGCTTTGGCGGCTTTGCTAATGCCATGGCTGGTATTCAACTGCCTGGCGCTGGCCTGGTAAGCGAACTTGGCGGCGAATTTGCAATGGCCGCAAAGCAAGTGCTATTGTTTGGCACTGCCTATAAAGCTCTTGCATTTCTCACTGACTTCCCGGCACAAGTCAGTGAGGCAGTGGCTCAACTGCAAACCTTCAACAATACGTTAAAAGCAATCACCCCTAGCAGCGATGAGTTTCGCGCTTCCAACCAATTCATTCTTGATACTGTAGATAAGTATAACGTACCATTGCAGTCGGCCAGGGAGGGTTTTACCAATCTATATGCTTCGATGCAGCCCGCTGGCTTTAAGGGAAATGAAATCCGTGACATCTTCACTGGTGTTTCACAAGCCGCTGCCACCTTTGGCATGAGCGCAGATAAAGTTGATCGCGTGAACTATGCCTTTGCTCAAATGGCGAGTAAGGGACAAGTGATGAGCGAAGAACTTAAAGGGCAATTGGGCGATGTGCTTCCTGGTGCTGTTGCAATCTTTGCGAAAGCAGCAGGCTTTACGGGACCAAATGCCATGGTTGATTTTACTAAGGCAATGGAAGACGGTAGATATAAAGGAGAAGCAATGAAGCAATTGCTGATCAACGTTGGCATTGTTATGAAAGATAAGTTTGCCAAGGGAGCCGAAGGTGCTGCTCAAAGCTTTCAAGGGCAAATGAATGCCATGGCAACTGCTACAAAAAAACTGTACGAATCTTTTGCACCTGTTGCAAATCTTTTTGCAAGCAATGTAGTAAAGCCATTGACGGAGGGACTCCAAGTAGTAGCGGATGGCTTTAATGCTTTCTTTACTGGGGCGGCGGCAAAGACTGGCGGTGGATTTGCAATATCACAAGAGCTGGAGCGGCTAAAACCAACACTTGAAGGTTTACGGGCAAATCTTGCCGGACTGGTTCCATCATTTCAGCTATTTGGAAGTCTTTTGCTTAATGTTGCAAAGGCTTTGGCTGTTGTTGCTAGCAATCCAATCACTGGCTTCTTGCTTAAGGTCTACGCAAATGTATTGTTGGTTAACACCGCTTTTACCCTGCTAGGAGGCAGAATACTTGTCGGGTTAATTGCAAACATTGGCCTTGCTACATCTCGGCTTTTTGCAATGAACGCGGCTTTCTTTGCGCTGCAACGAACCAGTGCCGTTACTAATTCAACATTGGCTGGCACTCAATTACAAATGATGCTTCTTCAGCGCAATGCGGCTGGGGTGGTTGGACCAGTAAATCTACTGTTGGGATCATTGCTGCGAATGGCGGCTATTGGCGCAATTGCAATTGCAATTACTATTGCCATTACCAACGCGGATGAACTTCGTGACGCAGAACGGCGACTTGCCCGCTTAAGAGGTGAGCGAGATCCCGTTGGGCCTGAAGGTCCGAAACCCGTGATGACACCTGCTCGTCGTTTTACTGGAGCATCCCGTGAAACGGTTCAAGGGGCAAGAGCTGCGCAGGCTCCGTTGGTAATTCAATATCGTAAAGAGTTGAAAGTATTGCAACAGCAATTATTAACGGCAAAGGCGATAGCTGCATCTAGCGAAGATAATGCACAGGCTTCAGTGGCTAATGTTCAAGCTAAAACAGCGCAAGCGCGTGTTGACGCCAAAGTATTAGATATTCAAAATGCGCAAGGTATTTTGAACCTCAATCCAGGCAGTTTTAAGACAGCAAAAGAACAACAAGCTTCATCGCTAAGTCTTCCCCCCATTCCTGTACCGACTGGCGATGGTGGTAGCAAAGGCAGCGCCGCAGACGACGCCAAGCGCGTTGCTGAGCAGATAAAGCAACAACTTAAGTCAGCGCAAGATCTTAAGTTTGAACAGCAAAATCGCCTTACATTGCTGCGTGCTGAAAATGATTTTACTAAGGCGTTTACTAGCTTTAGCATTCAACGCCTTGAAATTGAACGTCGCTACAGCGAACTGCTTAAGCAAAGCATGAGTCCCGAAGAGACTGCAACATTACAGCAAGCGCGTTCTGCGGAGTATAAGCAATCAAGCCTTACGTTACAGCAGCAAATAAATGACCTGCTGAAGCAAGCTCAAGCACCTCTTAATGATGCCGTTGAATCAATCAAAAATCAAGCGGCCTTCGAACGTGAATACGGCGAACTTATCAAGAACGGCACTAATCCTGAAGTGGCAAAACAAGTCATTGCAATTCGCAAGGCATACAACGAAAGCGTCAAACTACTAGAACCTGCACTAGCGGCAGCGCAAGCAGCCGTAACAAAAGCTAACGCCGAAGGCGCATCCGCTACTGAAATTCAAAAGTACAGAGAAGAGCTTGAAAAAATTGAAGCTATTCGGAAAGGATTGGCAGGCAAAAAAGCCGAAGGAGAAGCTGCTGCAGCAGCAACACCACTTCCTCCAAAGCAAACATTCAAGGAAGGCATTGCAGCAGAGTTAAAAACAGTTACTGAACAACTAGAGGAAATGACAAAGCCAGCCAATATGGTGATAGGACTAGCTAAGCAAATTGGCAGTTCATTTAGCGAGGCTTTTGTCAAGGTTCTAGATGGCACTGCTAGCGCACAGGAAGCGCTTGGTGGATTGTTCAAAAACATTGGGGATTATCTCATTCAGTATGGAGCACAAATGATGGCCTTGGCAATCATGAAGGGTATCCTTGGCCTGTTTGGCAATGGAGCAGCGTTTGATGGCGGCGGCATTACAAAAAATGCAAAGGGAAATGCCTTCAATGGAAGCGGCATTGCAAAATTTGCAACTGGTGGCATTGTTAACGGCCCCACGCTATTTCCTTTTGCCGATGGTGGTGCCATGCAAATGGGCCTGATGGGCGAAGCTGGCCCAGAAGCCATCATGCCCCTCCAACGTGGCGCAGATGGCTCCCTAGGCGTTAGAGCAGCCATGGGCGGTAATGGCATGGGAGGCAGCAGCAGCCCCATTCTCAATATGAACTTCGAGACTAGCACTATCAATGGAGTAGAATACGTTAGCCGCGATCAGCTTGAACTGGCAATGGCTCAAACTCGTCGTCAAGCTTCTAGTGATGGTGCAAAACGCGGCATGACAATGACGCTAGACAAGATTCAACAGTCTCCCCAAACTCGTCGTCGCATTGGAATGTAATCATGGCAGTCTTCCCTAGTTACATTCCCACAAGGCGTAATTTTACGCCAGGCATTTTTCCGCAAAAAACATTCCGCACTCTTGGCGGAGTGGCGGCAAAGCGTACATTTGGTAATGTTGCCTATGGTGCAAAGCTGGAGCTTGAATTTACTAACATCACTGACGATAAAGTGCAGGAAATTATTGCACATTATCAATATCAAACGCAACGAACCCAACGCTTTCAACTGCCAGACAGTATTGTTGCCGGCATGAGCAATGCTCTTTCTACTAGCGTGAAAGCAGTGTCAACTTTACGATGGGAATATGAAAATCCTCCCGCCATTGAATCAATCTTTCCTGGCATCAGCGTTGTATCATTAACCTTAATTGGTGAAATTCGTGATCCCAGGACTGACGACGCATGACCCTTGATATTCGCATTTGCCAGTTTCTAGCGCTGACAACAAGCGCTGGTGCGATCCACCAGTATCAAAACTACTTTGCCAATCAGCAAATTACCTATGGTGGCAAGCAGTATGAGTTTGCTCCTTTTCGAGCGGAAGGCAGCATTTCTTCATTGAATGGCGACAATAGCTTGCTGCAAGTGTTGTTTCCCAACATTGAACTCATTGTTCGCTTGTTAGATGCTGGCAATGGCAATAGGCTTAGCACTCTATTGCTCACCACTCAATGGCTTACAAATACTGACGCCTATACTCCCAATGCACAAACTGAGTATTATGTGGGGATTGGCGCTTCCTTAAATGAGACTACAATTGAACTACGCTTTCGCTCTGCCATTGACTCCGTGTCTTCCAACTTTCCAGCCCGCACTTTAACGCGAGAACTTGTTGGCCCCTTACCATTGGACTCTCAGCTTTACCTGCAATGAATTTCAACGACTTGATTGGCCTTGAGTACGGATGGGAAGGAAATCCCGGCGACGGGAGTGGAAAGGCCAACTGCTTTTTACTGGCCTGTGAAGTGCATAGGCGCTTTGGCTATCATGATTATCGAGAAGATTTTAATTGGGTGTTTGAACAATATACGGAAGATACTTTTCCATTTCGATGGATTGTCAAATGGCTTAATGAAAATGGCACCCGTCTTGATCATCCCAAGCCACACGCAGTGTCGCTTTTTGACAGCAAACTTGGCTCTGCGCTTGGCACCGTCATGGACAATGGAGAAGTGCTCTACATTGCGCCAAGTAGACTGGTCGTAAGGGCGGCGATACCTCCCAGCGTTGGACACTATTTCTGGATGGACAAATGAGAAAACTTCTTCCCTATGAATACGATTTAATCGACACTCTTGGCGTAAGCAAAGAGGAATATCTTGAATTTATTGCGCTACAAGAAATTTACACGGATCCAAAAGAGGGAACTGTTGCAGACATCAGAAATGACATCGTGACTGCAATTATTTATATTGTTGTTGGCATAATCTTCAATTTCATAGCTTCAGCGCTCACCCCAAGACCTAATGTACCAAACATATCAAATGCTGGTGGCGGTCAGGCGCAAACAAGGGAGTCAAAATTCTCTCCACGATTTGGTTTCAATAGCCAGCAAGAACTTGCCGTATATGGCGACCCAGTTAATCTTGTTTATACAGACACTTCCG